AAGCAAAGGTACATGATTTCTGCGTCAGTGGCAAGAATAGAGTATTTTTTTAGCGGTTTCGTTTTTTCTTTTTTAAAAGATTTCATTACCTTTGCCGATATTTTCAGAATAAAGGGAAACGAAACCTGCGGCAATAGCTCAGTTGGTAGAGCATCAGCTTCCCAAGCTGAGGGTCACGAGTTCGAGCCTCGCTTGCCGCTCTCTTGAAAATCAAGCAGTTACAAATAAAGTAGCTGCTTATTTTTTTATATATGCTGAATAACATTCCGCTTTTAGACCCTTTTAAACCCTTTTAATCTTATCTTTGTATGCAAATTCTATGCAAATTTTCAGATTTGCATAAACTAAAAACATAGATATATGGCAACGGTTAAATTCTACCTTGATAAAAGAAGGCAAAAAAAAGATGGCACTTATCCGATAAAGTTGAATGTATTCCACAACAAACAAATAATGATAGCTACGCAGCTAAGTGCATCGGAAAAAGAATGGAATGGGAATGAATATTCTGTGCGTGCACAAAATTACAAGCCGAGGAATATAGTTGCCCGTGGAATAATAAACAAGGCGGAAACAGTAATATTTACTTTAGAGCAACAAGAAAAGTTGAAATCAACTACAGACAAAGCTTTGAAGAAGTTGATAGAGGACGCTATAAGTAGCAAGGTTGAAAATCAAAAGACGTTTCTCTATTATCTTGATGAATTCGTTTCCAAGAAAACCAATCAGGGGACTAAGTCTATATATACAACCACAAGAAACAAGATTGAGGAATACGATAGTCATTGTACTTTTGAGAGCATGGATAAGTCATGGCTGGAAAACTTTGAAGCGTGGATGGCAAAGACGATGAAGGTTAATGCCTACGCTATTCATTTACGGAACATACGTAGTGTATTCAACTACGCCATTGATGAGGAGTACACAACATTGTATCCATTCAGAAGATTTTCAATAAAGAAAGAGGAAACCCGAAAACGCAGCCTTACAGCAGAACAACTTAGGTTATTGAGAGATTATCCATGTGAGGAATACCAGATTAGATATAGGGATATGTTCATGCTCATGTTCTATCTCATAGGGGTAAATGCAGCCGATTTGTTCAACGCAAAACATTCTGCATTGGTAAATGGTCGTTTTGAATATAAAAGAGCTAAGACGGGGAAATTATACAGTATTAAAGTAGAACCGGAAGCGCAGGCTATAATTGAGAAATACAAAGGGAAGGATTATCTTCTTAATATAATGGACGAATACGGAAATTACAAGGATTTCCTACATCGTATGGGAATAGGGTTAAAACAGATTGGAGAGACAGAAAGGAAGGGATTGGGAGGGAAAAAGAGTAGAAATCCTTTATTCCCTGATTTGTCCTCATATTGGGCAAGACACACATGGGCCACGGTAGCGGCAGAACTCGATGTCCCCAAAGAGGTAATCGCCCACGCGCTTGGGCATAGTTGGGCGAACAGTACAACAACCGACATCTATATCCGTTTCGATATGAAAAAAGTTGATGAAGCGAATAGAAAGGTCATTGATTTCGTGAACAATATCAATGTGTAAACATATCATTATAAATACAATAAAATGTTAATATAAAGATACCCTTCTATATCTATAATATGTTGATTATTAGTTGGTAATGTGCATGTTATTTTTATTATATCATCCTTTTAGGTGCTTTTGTCACCTTTTAGTTCCTTTTAACGACAGTATGAAAAGTAAATATTAAAGATTGTTCCTTTTCTCCGATTGTGCAAAAAAACATTCCTACTTTTACCCGTGTAACAAGTACGGGATGTTACCAGACATTGATTAAACATTCTCCTTATGGAGGTTATATATGATTGCCTCGTAGTAGCTCGTACCTATTACGGGGCTTTCTATTTAAAGCCAGTATACAATCGGTCATGACGCTGTGTGTGCACCTCTGACCGATGAAGGAACCTTGTAGAGGGCTGTGAAAACGGGGCGGGAAACCGCAGGAAGTACGATACAAGGAAGCACTTAGAGGATGCTTGTACGGGTGTCACCCCACCTAAAACCTCGAAGCGGATGCAGGTTGATGTCATTCGCCCCTTGAAAGGCTCGGTCGTTATACGGGAGTTTGGAACCATTCAAGAGGAAAGTCCGTTGGCTGTTTGGCTCAATACGTCCAGGTGAAATCGGACTGCCAAATCGCCTAAAGGACACTCTATACCCACGTGGCTGGTGTTGCCGGGAATTTGGGTTGAGTGTATAACCAATAAGCCATGATTAAGAACATTAAAATATGCGCTATAATTGCAATATATTTTTATTATCTTTGCAAAAGCATGTCAAGTGGCATGCTTCCCATACTAACGAAAAGACATGAAAGGACTTACAATCAAACAAGAGAATTTTTGCAACTACTACATCGAAAGCGGTAATGCTTCCGATGCTTATCGTCGTGCCTATTCGTGCGAGAAGATGAAAGATAAACAAGTGTGGGAAGAATCTTGTAAGTTGTTGTCTAACCCAAAGGTAACCCAAAGGGTGAAAGAGCTTCAAGAAGAGCAGAAGAAAAAATCCGATATTACCAAAGAGGAAATAATCAAGTTGTGTGCTGATGTTATCAGGGGAGAGTCTATTACTGACTATACAGAAGAGTATGACGGGAAGAAGAAAGTAAAAACCGTTTCCAAAACATGGGCAATAGAACGTGTGTGCAAGATGTTCGGTCTTGATAAGCCTACCAAGGTTGATTTGAAAAGTATGCTTTTTGATATAGATACGGGAGATGAGTAACGAAAGAATCACATTCGATTACCGGAAGTTCAATCCGAACTTTCATCATCTGAAAAAAGCATTAAAGGATGATGATATACGATTTATATTTCTCATAGGCGGTTCATCATCTTCAAAATCATTTTCTGTATCGCAGGCAATCCTATTATTTTGTTTATCTAACGGATATAATACTCGTGTTTATAGAAAGACCGGCGCAACCATAGCGGACAGTATATATAAAGCGTTTAAGGAAGCGGCTAACAGTCTTGGTATATCCAAAGCGTTTGATTACAGGGAAAACGCTATTAAATGTTTCAACGGCTCGTATGTCACGTTCAGCGGACTTGACGACCCTGAAAAAATAAAGGGGCTTGAAAGTTACCAATTTGTGGTATGCGAAGAATTGAGCGACTTTGCCGAAGCGGATTTCAAGCAGATAAAAAAACGTCTGAGAGGTCGTTTGGGGCAGAAAATAATATCCATGTTTAATCCCATATCGGAGGAACATTGGATAAAGAAGAATATTTTCGATAAAGAGGACTTACACGAAGTCGACAATAGCCTGCATGGGATTAAGAATACTTTGACGGGCGAGGTGTTATCAAAGGAATATACCACCATAGCCAAAAAGATGATTAATTCTCCCCGCATAATCACCAATCCGCGCACAGGCGAAGAGGAAGTGCATGCGCCTGATACGTTGATATTAAAGTCTACCTACCTTAATAACTTTTGGGTTGTCGGCTCCCCTGACGGCACTTATGGCTTTTATGACAGGCAGGCAGTTGCCGACTTTGAAAAGGATAAAAAAAGAGATTATAACTATTACCGCATTTACGCTCTCGGAGACTGGGGTAGCATAAGGACTGGCGGAGAATACCTGTACGCATTTGATGCAGGAAAACATAGGGGGAATTATCCGTATGATCCTAAAACACCCATTCATATATCGGTTGACAATAACGTACTTCCGTATATTACCGTAACGCTATGGCAAAAAAACGACAACAATTTCAGGCAGATACACGAAATATGCGCGGAAGATCCTAATAATACCGTTACTCAGGCAGCGTCAATGACAAGGGACTGGCTTACGTCTATCGGGTATGCGGATGTGTTATTTGTTCATGGCGATGCCACTACAAGAAGCGGTAATACAATAGATGATGAAAAAAGGTCATTTTTGGATAAGTTTATTGAGTGCTTGGAACAGAGGTTTGTAGTTAATGATTGTGTTCCAGCCTCCAATCCTTCAGTCGCTTTGTCGGGTGAGTTTATAAACGCCATATTGTCCGGTAATCTATACGGAATAAATATAGGTATAGACGATTCTTGCAAGAAGTCAATAAGAGACTATGAGAACGTGAAGAAAGATGCTAACGGGGCTATTTTAAAGCAAAGGATTAAAAACAAGGAAACCGGGCAAAGCTATGAGGAGTTTGGACATTGTACGGACACATTTAGATACGTTGTTGTAGACGTGTTCAAAGATGAATATACAAGATTCTCCCTCAAGAGGAAAAGAAGTGTTCAATCCGAAGATGATGTGTTGTACTTTAATGCGGATGCAGCCGGAAGCGAGTTGTTATACGTTATTCCTGATAATTTCGGAATGATGACCGCTGTGTCGTGCGTTATACATGATTACATAGATATAAAGGATGTAGTATATCATGGCTGCTATGACAGTGATATGTTATTCAGATGTGTTGAAAACGCAAAGGGGCTTGTTATATTCGAGTGTGAAAAAGCATTCTTCCATATAGTAAGGGAGTTGAGGGAATTAAGGGAAATAAAGGTAATATCTTCTTCATCCGACTACAAGCTTAGAATAGAGGCTAACAAAGACTTTATCAAGAAGAAAGTAAGGTTTTCAGGCGGTTATGAAAGTAATGCTGATTATCTGTTATTTATGAATGACTTTTTGGACTATAACGGTAAGGACAGCGCCTCTGCTATTAACATCATATCCGCCATGTCCAAGTATATAAGAAAGAATTTTTTTTAAATTGTTATTTTTACTTAGTCTAAATAAAAATAGTTCGTTTTTTATTTGCTATTCAATATGTTAGTTAGTATATTTGCATAAAATAATAGCCTTTGGTATGTTAAGTAACATACTACCCATTGTTGAACTAAAAGACCAAAGGCGATAATCATGTATATGGTTGTTGCCTTTTTTATTTAAGCATGAATTTATCTTTTGAGACAAAGAATTTTCATTTATCTATTGGAGGCAAGTCCAAAGATTTAATCAGCGACAAACAGGGGAATGTCTACGGATATGTACGCAACGTACTATATGATATTGCATCTCCCTATGTGGCTTCTGATAACTTCATCACCCTATACGAATCTGTTCCGGAGGTATTTTTCCCAGTAAGATATTTGGTAGACAAGATTGTCAAGGGTAATTTTATGCTGAAATCAACAAAGGACGATTCAGTCGTATTCAGCAATGACAACATAAACAAGTTCTTGACGCAGCCAAACGCATTACAATCATTCGATGAGTTCGTATCACTTCACTTTTTATATAAATTCCTGACAGGTAATTCTTTTATCAAAGCATCTGTGTTTTCGGAAACAAAAAAGGAATTGTGGAAGAGATGTGACGATTATTGGGTTCTTCCTTCGGGCAGTATTGATATTGTTGCGCAAAACAAAGCCCCTTTATTTTCTCCGGCAAGTGTATCTGATATTATCCAATATTATAGATTATCCTACGCCGGTATCATGGATGATATGCCGCCGGAAATAATCCTTCATGTAAAAGAGCCTAATGTAAACACTTTTACCTGTAACCTCAAGGGACAAAGCAGGCTTGTATCACAGATAAAGCCTATATCCAATCTTATATCGGTTTACGAGGCAAGAAATGTAATATATACAAAAAGAGGTGCACTTGGAATTATAGTATCGAGAAAGAAAGATGAAACAGGAAGTGTTGCTCTTACGCCGGATGAAAAGGAAGGTATTCGTAAGGAGTATGAGAATGTTTACGGATTAGGTGGTGGCAAATCCCCAGTAGCAATCATTAATACTGATACGGACTTTATTCGTACATCTATGAGCATTCAGGAGCTGCAACCGTTTGATGAGACATTGCAAGACGCCATATCGATAGCTGGTGCATTCTCTATACCGGCACAACTTGTGCCAAGAAAAGACAACAGTACATTCAATAATCAGGAGACAGCAGAAAGAAGTGTCTATTACAATATAATTATCCCGGAAGCCAAATCATTTGTAAGAAGGCTTACCCGATTCTTGGGACTTGAAAAGAGCGGTATGTATTTAGATGTTGACTACTCCGATGTAGACGCATTGCAGTCAGGGAACAAGGAAAGGCAACAGACTTTGAACATCATATCAATAAAGTGCAAAAATGAATTCCTTAGCGGGGTAATCACACTTAACGATTGGAGAGCACAAATCGGAGAGTCAAAGGTCTCAAATCCGTTATACGATAAACTTATACTGGAAATGAGCGACCAAGAGGCGGAAAAGATAAAGAGTATTATTTCTTTGAGTAACACAAAATCAAATAACAATGGAGCAGCTTAAAGATATAACATGTAAAACAAGGACGAACGATGTCGATGAGAAAGGCATTGTAACTGTGGCTGTAAACGGGATAGGCATTCAAGATGCAGATGGAGATATTTCGGCAAAAGGTTCTTTCAATAAAACGTTAAAAGAGAATTTTAGCCGTGTAAAGTGGTTGTATAATCACGATAAAACCATCCTTTTAGGATGCCCGATTGAAGGAAAGGAAACGGATGGCAATCTTGTTATGACCGGTGCCATAAACCTGAAAAAACAAATCGGGCGTGACGTGTTGGAAGATTACAAGCTCTATGCGGAATACGGAAAGACCCTTGAACATTCCATCGGTGTAAAGGCCATAAAGAGAGATGACAAGGATAAGAGGATTGTAAAGGAATGGTCTTTATGGGAATATTCAACCTTGTCATCTTGGGGAGCCAATCCACAAACATTTCTTATTGACATTAAGAATGCCGACAAGCAGACAATTCAGGAACACATAGGTTTTATCAAAAAGGCTCTCACAATGCGGTATTCCGACGATAAATTAAAAGAGTTGGATATGAATTTAAGTTTAATAGAAAAAGCGTTATCCGGTCAGGATATTGTAACTTGTCCACACTGTGGGCTTTCTTTCGATTACGGTAGCGTTCCGGAGGAAACTTTAGAAAATCAAGTATTAGACAGTGTAGGTAATTATACTCGCTGGATGGCCGAAGATGTTGTTTCCGCAGAAATGGCGAAACTTAAGCCGGAGATACAGGAACAGGTGCTTAACATCATTGCTCAAAAAAAGAGCATTGAAGACCTTGCCGCGTATGTAAGATGTCCGAAATGCTATGCAAGAATTTATAGAAGTTTTATAAACAAGAATACAGAGCCGCCGGAGGGCACTCGCCAAGAAGAAAGCCGCAAGCGCACTTTTTCTTTGGAGGGACTTGCTATTAAAGGTTTAATATAAAATTAAAGTAGGATGAATTTTATTGAATTTGCAAAAAAAGAAAGCGAATTGACATTAGAGGAAAAGCAAACTCTCGGTACAATTCAAAAAAAGGTGAATGACACAGTAGAAGAACTTCTTAAAGGGCTTATCTCTGAAAGTTCATTCAATGAAAAAATGAAAGACGTAGATAACCAGCTTAAGGCTCTCAATGAGGACGGAAAGGTTGGCATTGCCATTAAGGAACTTGAAGATTTTAAGAATGAAATTAAAGAGCTTTCAAAGCAGTTGGAAGTTTTGAAGTCAAAAGGCTTTAATGTAACCAACGGCTCCAACAATCTCGGAAAGAAAATTGATGAATTCTTGGATTCCGAAAAATTCAAGGATTTCTTGGATGGAAAAACCAAGAGCTCGGGCAGATTTGACATTGACTTGAAAGATGTAACAGACCCGGTAAACATGACTAATGACTATTCCGGGGACAAACTTATCACCCGGCAAAGCGGTGTTGTTGTAACCAAAATTAATGAAGGTGCACATATTCGCGACATTATGACTGTAGACCAGGGAGACCCCGCATATCCTACTATCACATTTACGCAGATTTATGACTTGGATAGAAATGCCGCTGCTGTATCGGAAAATGGAAGATTGCCGGAATCATCCTTCAAAATCAAGGAAGAGACTGTTGGAGTATGCCGTATCGGTACTTATGTTCCTTTGAGCAAACGCTTGCTTCGTTCGAGAATCTATGTACGTTCATGGCTGCTTAACCGCCTTGCGTCATGGGTAAGAATGGCCGAGGATTTTCAGATTATGTTTGGTGACGGACAGGGTGATAACCTGAAAGGCATTGCAAACTACGATGATATTCTTCCGGCAGAAAACATCATCAGTGGGGATGTAGTAACCGGTATTGCGGGTGCTGTGAAATCAGTAAGTACTTATAATGGCGGTAAACAGTCTATTGTGGAGTTCGCCAATGCTCAGCCGGAAATTATTGATGGGCAAAAGATTACATTTGCCGGCTCTTCCGTTGAAGAATTCAATAAAACGTTTGTCGTTCGCAAAATGAATGATAGAAAAATTGTTATTGACTATCAATATGCCACCGTTGCCGATGCCGCTTCTGTTACATTCAAGGTCAAAAATAACTTGTTCAACTCTGTGAATACGCCCAATATTGGCGATGCAGTCAATGCTATATTCGCCATTATGACATATGCAGAGTATACTCCATCGTTTATTGCACTGAATCCGTCTACCGTATTCGAGGCAGAGACTGCGAAAGACACGTCCGGACGGTCTCTCGGACTTGTTACGAACGTTAACGGCGTTAAGTATATTTCCGGCAGGCCGATTATTGAAACCACAAAAATTAACCCGGGCAAATACTTTGCCGGTGATATGGCAAACGGTGCGTCATTAGTTGATTGGAGCAATTTAAGTGTTGAGTTTGCGGAGGATGTGGAAACCAAGCTGCGCAATTCTGTTGTGTTGATAGCACAAGAAGAAGTACAGATGCCCGTATACAATCCGGCCGCATTCACATATGGAAATATTTCTGATGTCATCACTGCAATTGCAATATCGGTTGGTTAACTATGGAAAAGGTTATAGTTATACGTGGTAAAGCAACGGAGGTAAACAAAATTATTCAGGAAAACCGTATAAGAAAGGAGATGGGGCTAATCTCTATTGAAGAGGGGCGTCCCAAATCCCCCGAAAAACGGGAATATCCTGAAAAGAGAGAAAAGAAATCTCCGGTTATGGATAATAAAAATGTTTAATGTATGCTCATTGATTATGCTTTTTTTCAAGGGCCGCTATTAATTAGTGGAATAGTTTCTCCGGATGTTGCTCCGTCGTTGACAACATCTGCTATAACAGGAGACGTAGACAACTATATATCCTATTATGAAACGGAATACCTGATAAAGGTTCTTGGTAAAGAAGTATATGAACAATTTTCCGAATATCTCCAGTCAGAAGAGAAAGAGCCTGTAAAACTGTGGGATGATTTAAAAAGTATCCTGGTTGGCACTATGGGAGGGATGGAAATCTCTCCCATCGCCAACTACATATACTTTTTCTACGCAAGAAACCATCAGAGTGATGTAACCGTCAACGGTGTAAAAAAAGACAGTGATATTGGTGAACTTGTATCTCCTATGGGGAAAATGGTTTTTGCATGGAATGACATGGTTAGAATGAACGCAGACCTTTATAAATGGCTTGATACGCAACATATAGAAGGTTGGACGTTCGATAAATCATTATTGAAACCTATAAACACGTTCAATCTATGATAGTAGAGATTTTCAGTGATATATGCAAAAGAGTATCTTCCAAGATTGGGTATGATGTGAATTATATATTTGGTGACAGCACATATATAAGGGAAGCCATCCTAACGCAAAAAAAGATTCCTCAGACCGCTGCAAAACGCTTTCCTTTAATCGGGCTTTATACTCCGTTTATAGAGGATAAGACAGATAGTAAAGTGTATTGCAAGGCTGATGTGAATCTTATCATAGCGGTAAACACGCTTAAGGATTATACTAACGAACAGCGTATAGAAGTGTCTTTTAAAGGCTTCTTAAGACCATTGTATGATGCTCTAATCAAAGAAATAGGTTCTGAAAAAAGGTTTGATTTTGGATATTCGGGACATGTAGCCCATTCTTATTCGGAAAATCTCGTATTCGGTCGCAGAGGCGCCTTCGATGCCGATGGTAAAGAGATTGAGGAAAAGATTGATGCTATTGAAATAACTAATTTAAGTTTAACAGTTAAAGAAGTAAAATGTTATGGCAACAGATTATAGAAAGTGTCCGGGCGTTGCAACTTTTAATACGGGCAGTTCCGTGTGTGTGCTTGACCCCGGTAAAATAAAAGCTATCATACTGACTATTCACGGTCATAAGATACCTATAGAGAAAACAGCGGAAGCCTTTGAAAAGGCTTGCCATGCAGACCGTCCGGGAAGAATATTCCCTATCAAAACGATTGTAGAATATGCACCTTCCGGTGGAGAGGCACAAACTTCTGCTACGGGATACGGTCCTACTAAAATCACAAGTTATTCAGCTAAAAATGATGTATGGACTTTGCAGGACTACGATGCCAGCTTGAAAGCAAACATCATGGTGGCAAAGAATGTGGCATTTGATGCTTATTTTGTAGATGAGAACAACGTCATTTACGGAATGAATGACGGTACGAAAGATTTGGCGGGCATTCCACTGTCCGGCGTTTATCCGGGCGGTCAGGATTGGGATTCTTCCGGTACAGAGGCCAACTTGACTATCGCAACCATGTTCAAGGATTACGAGAAATATATCAAGAATGCGGATGTGAGAGCTTATGATTTTGATGTCGTTGACGCATTGAAAGGGTTGGTTTATGTCGATTTGGTATCAACGGAATCAAACAAGTATAAATTGATTGAGCACTTCGGAAATTTGGATATTACGGAGTATTACGGTGAATTACTGGCAAAGAATGCAGAAAAAGCGTTGGACGGGGCGACAAGTGCTTCTTATGCTAACGGGGTCATTACTACCGTTGGCGAGGACCCCGTTACCCTTGCATCTCCCTCTGTATTGCAAGAAGCCGGAATTACAGGTATTGAGGCTTGGACATGATAGTAGAAGGTGTAACATTCAATGAAGAGAGGGTGAGAAATATGAAGAAGAGGGACTTCATAAACACACATAAGAATGTGTTTTTTCTTGACCGACCGCCCGAAGAAAGGGAGAAAACCCTTTCGTCCATCTACGATGATATAGCATCTTCCGGTGCGGCAAGACAGAAAAAAGATGATTGTATATTATGATGGTGGTATCGTTTAATTAGGGGCGTTCATTCGCCCCTAAATTGTCTTGACTATGGCTAACATTATTGAAGCAGAAGAAAATTTCAGACGGTTTGCTACCGGATTTGAACCGATGATACGGGATATTATGGTAAAAAACAGAGAAGAAGTTTCCCAATATATTGTAGAACAACTATGGTCAGGTATTAACGGAAATGACAAACCGTTACGCCCTACTTACCTTAATGACCCGTACTTCAACACCAAAGAAGCAGGGTATTGGTATAAGAACGCCAAAGGCTATGCTGCTTTCAAGCAAAGGGTAGCCCCGCTTATGTATTCTTCGCTGATAAACGCTCCTGTAAGTTCAAAAGGAACGCCAAACCTGATAATTACGGGTGAATTTCACGATTCTATTACAGCCGTACCGATAGATAAGGGACTGAGGATTGAAAGTGTGGGGATAAGCTTTAGCGGTGATATAGAAAAGAAATACGGACAGGCGATTTACAAGGTCGGTTCTTATGCGAGAAAGGCATTCATGGAAAGGCATATAAAGCAAGGTATTGCGGATTATTTTAGAAAATTCGGTTTATAATGGGATGTGCGTGTGAAAACAAAAAGAGAATGGCAGATATAGCTAAGATGCGTTCGCTTGCAAGAAAAGCCGCAAAGATGGAGGGGAAAGTATATATCCTTTATGAGAAAGACGGGGTTTTCAATTTTTGCCCAAGAGGCGAAATGTTCAACGGGAAACTGATTGAATATGTTTGGTTCTGATATTAAAAAAAGAACACTGTTTTTTGTATAACCCCTGTAATTTTTCTGCCTTTAAATTGAAAAATATTAAAAACAGAACAAAGGCGGGAGTTATCCCGCCTTATACAATCATTTCCTGGTTATTATACTCATGTGTGGGTATTTGGTTTCATGAATTGTCGGCTTCTTGGGCTTTTCTCCTTTGAGTTCTGCAAGTTCCGCCTTGACTTCCTTAAGCTCGTTCAATAAATCCGTATATCCTTCCGTCAATCGGAGGATGTGTTGCATCATTGTTGTGCTGATTTCCATAATAGATGAATATTTGTTTTAGTCATTATTCCTGCCATCTGCCCGCCAGCCGTATTGCTGGCGGGGTATCATAACGTGAACGTTGGTCGAAACCTCAACGTGCATCTATGCTTGTTTACGTGGCAATATGTTTTTGGGTATAGTTGTAGCTGTACGTCATTACTCCGTACCTGTAAATGTTTATGCTTCAATGCTATTTGATTTTTGCTATTTTCCCATCAGAAGGCTTTCCGCCAAATAGATGGTTGATGTAGGCAAGACCTTTTGGTTTGCAAAACACCTTTTGGCATAATATGTCAGGGTGGTTGTCTCTGCGTATTGGCGGCAACAGCGTCATTTCAAAGTAGCCTGCGTCAATATACTTTTGTTTCGGCTCGTTCCTGTCTTTGAAGAATATGCCCGCATCCCTTAGCTTTCCGAAAAGGGTGTTTCTCCCAAAACCGAGATTGAGTATCTTTGCGGCTTGACCTATGTCTACTTTGCCCTCTGCTTTGAAGGCAGCTTCGGCGAAGTCGGCTTTAGGCTGGAGTTTGGTAATCTTTACATCTTTCTGCTCGATTTGCTTTTGTTGCTGCTCTGTTTCAATACGGAGTTGTTCCTTTTCCTTTTCAGAAGCTACTAACGCTTCCAATGCCTCAAGATAAGTTTGTGGAGTCTTGATAACTTTTTTCTCATTTTCGAGGTATTCTAAACGGTTGATTATTCTTTCACGCAGAACCGCATCATAACCTGATGCAAGAATAAGACAGCCTTTAGATGGGTGAGATTAAAACAAGGACTTTGCCTATTAGACTTGTCAGTGTAAGAGGTCTCCACAAAATTGTGGGCAGCTACTCCTTGTTTGAGTAAGTTCCTGATGTCTCGTAAGATAGCATCATGCCTTTTACCCGTGACCTCTGCTATTTGAAGAGAGGTCATACCTTTCTGATTTGGAATTAACTCATTCGTTGTGTCAAGCATATTATAACGAATTATGATAAAAAGAAACCCTCCGTAGGTGTGCTTGACACAACATACGCAGGGCATAGAAGTCGCAGATTGTTTCCTTTCTGCCACCTTAGAGGGTTTCCCAATATCTTGTACAAAATTTGTTCGCTTTATTTTGCCCAAGAGTTATTATGTTGTATCAAGCACCGCAAAGATAGCCCTTATCTTTGAAATAGCAAACCTCTTATTAGAAAATTAATTATTTGGATTACTTTTTTCTTATTTTTGATTGGTCGCCCAAAATATTGTATTATATTTGCTGTACAATATAATACAATGTAATGCAAATAATAATATGGAAGCAGTAGTAAGAAAACAAACTTCGTTCCGCTTGCGTGAGGATTTATTGCAAATCTTGCAGGAACATGCCAAAAAAGCGAACAGGAGTTTGAATAATTTTGTAGAAAGCACTTTAATGGACGCAATGTACTCAGTACCTAACGAAGAGACGGTTGCAGCCATAAACGAGGCGCGTTCTGGTAAATATGCCGGGGTTATTGATACGACAGATTTTGGCTCATTCAAAACAACAACAGAAAAGGCATGAGCGCAATAGACATTATTCGGGGTATTCTGATATACATGTACGGGCAAGACCACAACCCACCACACCTGCACATTAAAGACGGTGGCAACTGGTTTACTATCACTATCAAAGATAGGATGGTAGAAGGTAAGGGAACAGCAAAGACTATCCGACTGATAAATGAATACATAGACACCCACGAAGCGCAATTACTTGAAATTTGGGAAAAGGCGCAAAACGGTGAGAAGATAGAAAAGGTTAAACGATAAAAAGACAATGATATGATACTATTAGTAGAATCCGCTGAATATATGGGTAAATACACTCTTTTGTGTACGTTCAACAATGGAGAAAGAAGAAAAGTAGATTTAACGCCACTCCTGAAATATCCGGCTTTCGAGGAACTGAAAGATGAAAGCGAGTTTGAGCGTTACGGGGTTGACGGTACAGTATTTTGGGCAAACGGTGCGGACATTGCTCCTGAATTTCTTTATGAAAATGGGACACCATATAAAGCATAATTATCTTTTGATACAGACGGGGATTGAGCTTCTTAGACTTGGAAGCCACTCTGAACTATTTGGGAAAAAGAAGTGATAAACTATTTATAATCAGTCTAAATTACAAAGATTTCCGTTAAAAATATTGTCAAAATGATTTATTAGGAATTACTTTGCAAACAAAACTTAAAACAAATATCTTTTATGCAACATAAAAAATTTGATAACATTTAAAGGCTTATGAAAAAACTATTATTTTTGTTTCTGATTTTGCTATCAGTAACATCATGTAAGAGCACTTATTATGAAATAGGATATTCCCTTGATTATAGAGAATATGTCAAAGACCCTAACTTTGTAATTAATCCTACTGAAATTGGGAATAAGGATTTTACTCCCGTAGGTCCAATATATTTGGAGTTTCATTCAGGAAATAAAGTAAAAAAAGAAGATAGAAACTATGTGCATGAAAAAAGAAGCATATCTATTGGAAAATATTATGTCCCTACTTATGAAAGAATGATTTCATCCGCAGTTAATAAAGCCAAAGAGATGGGCGCAAATGGAATTATTTCGTTTAGTATTGAAAAAATAGAAAAGGGTAGGTCTAATTTACCGGTATATATAATCAGTGGAAATGCAGTGATATACTAATTGCATTATTAAGATTATTTCTAAATGATAAAGCCAGACATTACATCTGGCTTTTTCTTTTTTTCTTCCCTTTCTGATTTTCATTTTTGCTTTTCTTATTTAGAAAATTCTAAATAATTCAATATCTTTGTATCACCATGTGATGTTGCATGGCACTCAATATTAGGACTTATGGCAAACGAATTTATAATTACCGATTTAGTCGACAAAAAAGCCGTACAACAATTAAAGGAACTCCGTCTTGAATTTGATAGTACAAAAGGGTCTTATGTGGAGCTTGCTAAGGAGTTGGCGCAAGGAGTAAAAACTAATCCCAAAACATTTGATGAACTTTCCCAAAAAGCACGTAATTATACCTCGCTGTTGGAGAAATTGAATAAGACGCAAGAAAATATGGCATCTATTCAGGCAAAACAACTTACCGTGCTACGTCAAGTATCCCAGCAACTAAATTCAATGTCATCTTTGCAAAAGTTAAACCTTCTGTTTGAACAGTTCGCTAAAAATATCAAGAATGCAAGTGATATGCTTGCCGGATTATCTTCCGCATCCAACCAGGTGTCTTCGGCGCAGGATAATGCGGCTAAAAGTACCCAAACAGCAAGTAATATAATAAGCCAGGCATCCACTCAATTGCAGGCGGCAAATATGAACTATGCCGCCATAATCGACACCGTACAGGCATATGATGGCGAAGTTACTAAGTTAACGGCTGATACCATAGCCAATAAAGAGGCTATGAAAAAGATTGATGCAGATATTAAAGCTCTTGGAAAATCTTATAAAGATGGGGAAATAACTTTGTCTGAATATATAAAGCAGTCTTCGCTATTAAAGCAGAGGCATACTGAATTGATGGCGCAAAATCAACAATATTCGGCTTTGATAAAAAATCATTCCACGGCAATTATTTCAGCTTCCGGCAGTTATTATGAAATGAATGCCGCCATGCTTGAATTGCAGAAAAGGTATAAGGCGTTGAGTGAAGCTGACCGGGAAAGTAGTGTCGGAAAGAATTTGATAGCGCAAGCCAATGCTTTGAATAATAAGTTGAAAGAAATTGACTCTCAATTTGGGAATTATCAAAGGAATGTAGGTAATTATGCGTCCTCTTGGAATGGGCTTAATGTTCAGACGCAGCAGTTATTGCGAGAGTTACCGTCTTTGACAATGAGTTTCAATCAATTCTTCCTTGCCATATCCAATAACTTGCCAATGTTTGTGGATGAATTAAAAAGAGCAAGTGAAGAGTTTAAGCGGATGAAAGCCGAAGGACAAACTGCGGTTCCGGTATGGAAACAACTTCTTGGCAGTTTATTTTCTTGGCAATCAGCACTTGTAATAGGTATAACATTATTGTCTGCGTATAGTTCGGAGATTATAGATTGGGTTGCGAGTTTGTTTAAGGCAAAGAAGTCAATCAGTGAAATAGCGAGTGCGGAAACTAATTTGGCAAATGCAAGGCGTAGGGGAGTTTCTGATAGTATTAAGGAAAGAACAGAGCTGGATTTGTTATACAAAGCAACGCAAGACAACAAACGTTCTATGCAAGAACGTATTGCTGCCATTGATGAGTTGCGAAGTAAATATCCTTCATATTTTGAAAATATGTCAAACGAGGAAATTCTTGCAGGCAAAGCAACCAAATCTTATAAAGAACTTCGTACAGAACTTGTTGCAAATGCTATTGCAAGGGCCCAATTGGATAAAATGACAGAAATTGCATCACAAAGATATGAAGCTTGGATAAAAAGGACTAATCAATATAACACGTATTTAAAAGCACAGAGAAAAGAAGAAGAAGCAAAATTAGCATTAGAAAAGGCTACCCAAAAGGCGAGAGAAAAAGGCATAGAAGAAGGTAGTAAGCGAGAATCTGTGTATTTATCAAAAAGAAGGTCTGATTTAGAAAAAGCACAAGAGCAAACCAAAAAAGAGGAAGAGGCTTGGAAGTTCTTATTGAAAGTGACGACCGATTACGATAAGACTTTGGAGGGAATGGCTAAAAATATCAATGTAGGAGCATTGGTTAATGACCCGGGTAAAAATAATAAAGCTTATGACGATGAAAAAAAGAAAGCGGAAGAATACGCTGAATATATCAAGAAGATAACAGAGGATTTATCCAAATCTAAAATAGAATTGATAGCTGACGGTAGAGAAAGAGAAATAGCTGAAATCAGTAAGGAATACGATGATAGGATTAAAGAGATAAAGGGTAGGACAGACGAAGAAATAGAGCTTCGGAAAAATCTTGAAACGCTGAAAGGAAAAGCCATTGCGGAAATAAACGATAAATACGATAAAGAACTGCTTGAAATAGAAAAAACAAATCTTGAAAACAGATTGGCTTCCATTGGAGAAAGCTCGAATGAAGAATTAGACAAAAGGCTTAATCTCCAAATACAACTCAATAATATGATGCGTGATGCGGAAATAAAGGATGCTGAAAAGAATGGAGAGGATGTTGTGGCGATACGCATGAAGTACATGCAACGGGAAAATTCTCTCATAATGCGAAACCTCCAAGAAAGAATTGGGTTGATTGAGGCAAATACTGATAAGGTGGTAAACGAGCAGGAAACATCCGCCTTGAAAGAAGCTAATATCATAAAAAAACAATATGCAAATGGCGAAATAAGCAAAGAGGATTACGAAAAGAAATTATATGATATTGGGGTTAAGTATGCTAAGGCGCGTCTTGAAACACTTATGAAAGAGGCGGAGGCTGAAATGTCCCTTCTTGACCCAAATAGTGAAAAGTATCAGGAGCTAGAAGACAGGTTAGCCAACCTTCAAGCACAGATAAACGGAATAAATTATGATGATGCTACCAAAAAACGGGAAGAATGGATAGACAAGTTTAAAGAGGGTTTGTCAGGGATGAACTCCGCCGCAAGGGATGCACTTGGTGAAACGGCAGGAATATTCGAGGGGTTATCTGATATAATGGTTGACGTAGCAGAGGATGGAAAGTTAAGTTTTGAAAACATGGCGGAAGCCGTAGGGAAGATAGTATCAGGCATCACTTCGCTGATGACCGATATATATGATGCCCGGATAGAAAACATTGAAAAAGAACAAGAAGCCAACGATGAAGCATACGATAAAGAAATAGAACGTATAGAAGCCCTTGAAGAAAATGGTGCAATTTCCACCGAAGAGGCAGAAGCTCGCAAACGTGCAGCCGAAGATAAGACAGCCGCCAAAAATGCAGAGCTGGAAAAGAAAAAAGCTGCATTACAAGAGAAGCAAGCCAAATGGGATAAAGCAAATTCTATTGTTCAAACGACTATTGCTACCTCATTGGCTATTATGAAAGCGTATGCAACAGCGGGACCGATTGCTGGTGCAGTATTTGCCGCAATAGTAGCCGCATTGGGAGCCGCACAAGTTGCTATCATAGCAGCCCAGCCCATTCCCAAATACGCCAAAGGAACAAAAGACCATCCCGGCGGTTTGGCAATAGTAGGTGATGGCGGCAAGAAAGAGGGTATCGTAACTAATAACGGGCTTTTTATCACTCCTGATAAGCCGACATTGGTAGACCTTCCGGCGCATGCGCAGGTAATCCCTGATTTGTCATATATCTATGACCGTAGAGGACTTACATCGGATTATGGTTTATTGGAACAAAAGCTAAAGAATATGAGAGAAGAGGGGATTGTTGTTAATGTAAACAACGATTACAGCCGACTTGAAAGAAAGATGGAAAGCAATACCAAACAATTGCAGAACATTGGTCGGATTATGAAGAAAGCCAACCATATCGCGGATTATAATTGGATTTCAAGCAGAGTATAAGATATGATATATAATGACTTAAACAAAATATGCCTTTCCCGCTTTATAGACATATTCCTGGGGGATATTGATAAGGTTGCTCAAGGCGGAAGATATAGTATCAGAGAAAAGGCTTTGGCGGCCGAGAAGCTATGCAATGAATACTTATCAATAATAGGGGGAAAGTCTGTTTCCGCCCAAATAAACCGGAAAAATGAAGTGCTGAAAATTCAAATCCGATTAAATTGCCTTGCCATATGTCAGGAACTCATTTCTTCCGGAAACTGGAGTGATGCTGTAGAAGTCATGTCTGCTTTGGGTTATAAATTCAGAGAGGGCGAACATGATAAGATAAAGAACCGGATAAGCAGCGTTTCCGCTTCTGACAACTACCGCCTTGCAAAATTGCAGGAAACATCTCCTGATATAGGGAAAATAAAAATGGATAGGGAATATTTTACCAAAGAACGCGTTTCTTTAATGTCTCATGTAAAAATGCACATTGATGAAAACACGTTCTCCGCCAAAGAATATGCCTATATGGTCAGGCGTATGTGTGATGACATAGATGCTATGATACGTTCAACTTCAAAAAAGAAATAGATATGTATTACAGATGTGAACTGTTGATAGGCGGAATGACATATGACGCCACAAATGAGCTTGTTAATTGGGACGATGTAGAGATGTCTTTCAAGAGAGGGGATTATGACGGAGTTGTTCGTAGTTTTTCCACAAAATTTGAGTTTGCCAACGGTGCTTATTCGCTATTGCTGAAAGAATATTTGTCGAATTACCTGAACTCATCCGCAACACTCGTGTTTTATACCCGGAATAACTCATGGCTGTTAAATGAAAAGTTCAGATGCGCTTTGGACTACTCCACATTTTCCTACAATGATACGACGTGCGAAATAAATGCCGTCGACAACAGTCTCGCAAGCTTGATTAAGGCAAAGAAAGGCACGCAGTATGAATATCCGGTAAAAGAAATAAAGGAGTCCCAGCCTTTGGATTATGACAGATTGTTGATGAACAGTGATATAAAATGGTCTATACCAAGTGACGCGGAAGAGCCTAATGTTTCCCATGTAATGACTGCTTATCCTAATGCTTATTATACTATTCCTTTTTATATGTTAGGACAACCGGAAATTGCGACAAAGGACATTGTAGAGGTTTTTGATACAGCTGAAAACCGATTTGAAAGTACGGAAAGTCTATTCGGAGAATATCTGTTCAAAAATATATCTGACAGGGATTTGACCATACGGATAAAAGTAAAATTCAGTATATTCATTACGTATCAGAGACCGGGCGTATCCTTCCCAATATATATACGGCTTTCCTCTTATAATGAAAATAGTAAAGAACTTAAAATATATTATCAATCTGCTACAATTCAAACATTTAATACATACACTGTCGATATTGATGAGAATTTGACAATATCTCCAGGTGAGATGATTAATTTCAATATAGCACTTGCAAAATCTGACCCTATATATCAAAATTTTCCCGTTAATTTTAAATTCAACAGTCTTGACACACCGTTAAATATAAGTTTTTCCGAGCGTGGAAAATCTGTAAAAATAGATTGTATCAGTCCTAAAATATTGCTTAACCGTTTACTGAGGTCTATAACTGATAAGAACAATGTAACGGGTGAAATCGCCACCGGAGTAGATGAGCGTTTAGACATGGCGATGATAGTTCCGGCAGAAAGCATACGAGGACTTCCCAATGCCAAAATATATACATCTTATACCAAATTCGCCAATTGGATGAGCGCGGAATTTGGGTTTGTCCCTGTAATCGGTGACGAGAAGGTGACATTTGTTCATCGTGATACTTTATTCCAAGATACAGAAATAAAGGACTTGCAGGACAGCACTTCCGATTTGGAATACAATGTGAATGCCGGACTGGTTTATTCGGGGGTAAAAGTCGGGTATGACAAACAGGATTACGACAGTGTGAATGGTCGCGATGAATTCCGCTTTACCAATGAATACACCACCGGCATTACATTGACAGATAACGTATTGGAATTAGTTAGCCCATATAGAGCCGATGCTTATGGTATGGAATTTCTTGCGGAAAAAAGAGGTGAAGATACGACTGATAGCGACAGTGATAATGATATATTCTTTGTTGGAGCATCACTTGACGGAGAAAAATACAAGCTTGTAAGGGATGGATATATAATATCCGGTGTCATATCTCCTTCTACTATGTTCAATGCCATGTATTCCCAAAGGTTTATGATTGAAGCAAACGCAAGGTATATAGGTGCTTTTGCCAACGCGTTGGAGTTTACATCATCTGACGGTAACAGTGATGTGACAATCAATGGAGTTAGCGAAAGGTCGAGTATTGTATTGGGAAACAAACTGTTCACAGTAGGAGAACTTTCCGTCAAGACCGGAGATTTGGAAATACCGTCAGACTTGAAGGGTTACATTCGGGTGGAAAGGAACGGGCATATTTATAAAGGCTACGTAAAAAGTGCAAGCTATAATTATGGACGACCGGAAGCGGTAAAATATTCTTTGATAGTCAAGAGTGTAGATTAATAGATGAGGAGATTCCATATAAGTCTATCAGGCACTCGTTATTTTATAAGGTATTATTTGGAATTGGTCTAAATAGTATGTATATTTGCGCATGATGTGTGAAGTTGCACATCACTATAAAAGGACGAAAAGACATGGTAAAAGTTGGTGATGTTTGCCCTCTTTTTTTCTCACCTGTAAAAGATAAGTTTGGGCTTGATATGGACTATATTCAGAAGTTCCACGCTTCTGATAAAATCCATATACAGGTATTCACTAATGCTTCTGAGGAAGTTTCAGCGAGCCTGAACAATCTTGCCGCAGGAAATTCTACACCAATATCACTTTCCACATATAATCATAATGACAATGTAGTGATGTATTACGCCATTCTTCGAGACTTGGAGGATGCCGTATATACGGTTACAATCAACGAATATACATCAGAACCTTTTATCGTATGCTCCTCTGACGACTTGTTAGAGGAAACTGTGCTTATCCGTTATTCCCATAAAAGCAATAACTCCGCTTTTGATAACATATTTTGGGTAGATGATATTCAGCAAGTATTTAATTTTCGTGTGGAAGCAGGATTTAAACCTGGAGGATATTCCCCTCGAATAGATAATGAGCAATATCGCAACCAAATGCAAGAGATAGAAGAATTATACGCAGTACCTTATGATGTATATAATCTTACAATAGGAAATTCAAACGGTGTCCCTTATTGGTTTGCAAAACACATAAACCGTATTTTATGCCTTTCTATGGTGGAAATTGACGGGACAAGATATGTCCGTTCGGAAAGTTCTGTTCCGGAAATGACGCAAGTTATTGAAGATAGCCAGTTGTTCCATATAAATATGGCTCTTGAATTACAGAATAACGATATTGCAGGTATTGGCGGCTCTCCTGAAGCTGGTTCTTCCGCCTCTTTCCCCGCATTCCTGATAGACCATGCCAAAGATGGAGAGATGTTGCAATTCAGCGCAGAAAAAGCTGCATTTACTAATGTTGATAAGGTTGAGGTATGAAAAAAAGGCTTAGTAAAATATTATGGTTTGGTGATGCTCTTAATGAAAACAATCAGGCAGCTCCCCCTGCTTTATCTCCGAGTGATGAAGAGCATTTACAAGGTCTGAATCTCGGGGAAATATATATATGCGTCGCAGATGCCGACCCAGCACTGTTCATCAGGACTTCCGCCGACCGAATTGTCTACTTTAAGGCTCTTGATATAGAGGCTTTATCCAAGTTCTTTATAAGAAAAGACAGACCGGACGAAGCTGGATTTTTAATAAAGTTCTTAGGTGGATTATTTTCAGACTACATCCAGTCCATGAACTTTTCTTCCGGTGCTCTCGGTGAAGGCTTTGTCATTAAAGTAGACAGCAAGACGGGTAAATCCTACATTGAAGTGGACGAACTCTTTGTGCGTATCAAAGCGATGTTCTCCGAACTGGAGATAAAGAAACTCTCTTATGCAGGCGGGAACTACATGTTCACCGCTGCCGGAATGAAATGCGGAAAGGTTGAGGAACACGAGGATTTTTGGCGGTGCTATCTGCTGGTTGATGATGGGGAGACGGCTATCGAGAACCCGTTCAAGGAAGGCGACCAGATACGTTTTCAAGACTTCAATATCAAGCCGGGTGTCTACGAGAATGTATCCAACCGTTACTATTGGCGCCTATGCGTAGGTGTTGGCGAGGACTACATAGACCTTAGCAAGACGGACTGTGATGCAAACAGCGACATACCGCAGGAAGGTGATAGTCTTGTACAACTCGGAAACAGAACAGACAAGAAGCGTCAGAACGCAATCACCTTGTCCGTATATGGCGATGATGCACCGAGTATCCACCAGTATGCAGGAATAAATTCTTATTCTTTAGCAGGTAAGGAAGTGACGGTTATCAGTCCGCAAGGCAACAAGTTCATGGGAGACTTTATCTTGAAAACGGGAATAAACATTATGACCCAATTCAAGATACTGGAAGATTTGATTTACTCTGAAATCTCCAAAGTGCTTGACGAGGTGCAGGCAAAGGATAATTATCTGTACAATGCATCATTTGCAAGCAATACGAACGGTTGGGAGACAAAGAACGATGTTCGCTTCTTTACTGTAAACGGAAAATTCTTATTAGTGAATGGGGAGTTCTATTCCCGTAAGGACGCTATGGCTGCCATTATCAGAGACGGGGATAGAAACGTGCTTCGTATTCTTTCTTCCGGAATTAAACAGTCCAATGCAGATTTAGCCAATAAGCCTACCTATGAGGAAGGGGAAGAACCGAAGAAGTTCTTTATCTCTTTCCGGTATAGGGTAGTTACAGCCGGAACGCTGACAATAGGATTTCCCGGTCAGAACCTGCATTTCACCGAACGTCTTGAACCGGGCGAGGAATACGCAATGAAGGAGTATTCCGGCGCATGGGACGGAACGGGTGATTTCGAGTTGAAGTTTACGGGGGATATATACATACATTCGCTGGCTCTTGCCGAAAACGCATTCGAGGATTTATATACAAAATTGAGTTCCGAAATAAAGCAGACTGCGGAAAGTATCAGGTTGGAAGTAAAGGAACTTTCTGAAAGTAATAATCAGAAGTTCTCACAGATTGAGCAGCGGGCTGATAGCATTGAATTGTCTGTTACAAAAATAGAGGAAGATGTAACGCAGTTGGGGCTGGACATCAATGGGGTTACCGATGAACTTAAATTATATGTCAAAAAAGACGGATTAGGTTCTGAAATCAATGTGGCACTTGATAACATTTCCGTTGTTTCCAAAAACATATACTTTACCGGAAATATATCCGCCAACGGGAATGTGTCTATTCAGGCAGACGGGACAATAAAGGCTATTGGTGGAGAGTTTAGCGGGGAGTTGAAAGGGGCTACCGGAGAATTTAACGGAAAAGTGTCTATTGCAAATAATAAAATTTTATTAGACAGCGATGGAAGCGGACATCTTGCTAATGGGAATATTAATTGGAATAAAGATGGAAATTTAAATATATCAGGCTCTTTTAGTACTAATAATTCCGGTGGGAATAGGCGCATATTTATAGGGGACGATTACAATGAAAGTATTGGTAGTAATGAGGGGGTAATAAAAATGTATAATGACAGAAACGAGACTGTATTCACCCTCAGCTCATCTACAAGTAACCATGCCATGATTTCTATGTTTGGAGACGACTCTTTTAAAAATGTGTTTATCCAGCCCGGAAGCATATATGTAGGTAGTCCGACCCAATCCGATGGCTACTCATATGAAACGGAAATAACTGGGAAGGGAATAAGATTGTACAGAAGTGGAGTTCTAATGAAAGAATTTAAAATTTAAATTAAATCGTTATGAAAAAGATAAACTTTGAAAAGATGCTTGTAGCAATGGACGTAGCGCGTAAGCATTGCATAAACAGAGATTATAGAGAAGATTTTGCGAACGCAATATGGCAGAGTAGCTTCGGTATCGCCGCCTTTGTGCTTGCAGAGAAAATATACAAGTCAGAGGGAGAAACGGAATATGACGAGAAAGAGGTGAAGATTATACAGCAGGTAGCTAACCGACTCCCGCCTTTCTTCATTGACGCGCTCAATCGTGCTATCAACAATCAACCGGAAGAAGCAACCGATAAACAGGAATAATTATGGCTTGGACAGAACAGGATTATCAGGAAATAGTTGCCCGCCTTATGGCTAACTCCATAGGGGTTAATGAAGTACCGAATGCGGACAAAGCGGATGATGTAACGTCATTGCCTGCATTAAAACCTTCAGGAAGCAACAGTGAAGCTTCTGTGGTCAATTATCCTTTAGAATTTTTGAAAGGAGAACAAGGCGAGCCAGGTATACAAGGAGAACCAGGAAAGTCATTTAAGGTAGCCGGCGAATACGCCACCCTTGAAGCCTTGAAATCTGCCGTTCCCGATGGTTCGGCAGTTGACGGGTTCATGGCTGTAGGCACGGAAGCTCCTTATGATTACTACGCATGGGTGAACGGTGAATGGGTAAGCCAGGGGAAGATTGGCGGCATAGAAGAAGCGCCAACTGATGGAAAGGCATACGGTCGTAAGAATGGGGATTGGGCGGAAGTTCCTGAGCATTTAAATCTTACATCAGAGAATTTAAACGATATAAATGGAGCGGGGTTTGCTACGCAGAGAAGCGCTGCTGATTACACATCACCTGAAAATAATTATCCTATTAATGAGAATGGAGCATTGATTTTCGCAAACGCCAATTATGGTCGTTCTAATCAAATCTATGGCTCTTATCTAACTAATAGATGGTTTGCAAGAGGTAGTGGTAATCAACAGGACGTTAGGACTAATTGGAAAGAGTTTGCATTTACGGACGACGTCCTCACCAAGACCAACACTTCATCATTCACCCCTACGGGCGATTACCAGCCTGCAACGAAGAAGTATGTGGATGATAAACGCATTATGCTTACGATTACAGATGAAGCTCATATACAGTTGATTTCAAATCAAGAAGTTAAAGCAGGAGAAGCCGAATCAAAAATAAATCTTGTATTTGGAAGCATTGATAATTTTAAAAATATTATACAGAGATTATTAAGTGATAATATTTTATTCCTAAAAATTACAGAAAAAGAAATCTTTAAAGTAAGTACGAGTCACACATATTGCAATCCCGATAATGGAGCTTATGAACTTTCGTTTATTTATACTTATACTTCTATTGCCGATGCAAATAATATTAGCTTAGTTACAAAAAGAATTTTTATTGCATTGAATTCAAATGCTACAAATTTTTTCGTAGTAAAAGATATACTCGTTTCCGACAACCTCACCACCATCACCAAGAAAACTTCCGATGAATATAATAACATTGCTTCTAAAGACAATGAAACAATGTATGCTATAACAGATGCTTGATATGAGAGAGATAATAATTTAGAGCGGAAATATAAACCCTGATATTAAAAATGGAGATAGTTAGATATGGTTAAAATTGAAACTACACCTATTAGTAATCTTGCTGTTGGAAATAAAAATATTGATTTGCTTAATATCGGTAATAATGTTGTTTATGCCGGCTATTCTTATCCTTGTGTTGGTGAGTATAATTTTAATCCTATTACTCTTCAACAATATATTGATTTGCCTTATGTTGGAGACCCTAAAAATTATACAAGTAACCTATACTTTTCAAAATATATAGAAAGTTTTGAATATAGAATTGTATTAGCTGGTGCAGATAGCGGTTTTAGAGTTTGTCCTCTTAATGAGCAAGTAGTTCCTGGTGTTTACGGTGGTGTTATAAACAACGGTAATTATGCTGCTCTGATTGGTATGTGTGCTCCTCGTTATATTATCAACGAAATGAATACTCCAACGATGCTTACTGAATTTAAAATTGATGGTAAATTATACAGCTATAATTATATAAGAAAGTAATTATAAGAATTGAATTTAACTTATTTGATTATGAGAGTAAAAGTATTTTATGAAAACTGGCTCGCCAAAATGATTTTGTTTGGTAACTACACAACGATAATGTTCTTCGGCTTCATCCTTACGAAGCTGAAAGAACTGTCCGAAACGACTATCCGTCATGAACGGATACATCAGAAACAGTTCTTCGAGTGCATGGAGATAGCGGCTATCCCGTCTGTATTGCTGGCGTTCTATGTCAGTGCGTGGTGGTTGCTCCTTATCCCACTATTCTACTACATTCTTTATTTGGCAGAATGGTTTGTAAGCTTCGTATACCACCTGTTTACAGACAACATAATAGGCAGCGGTAAGGTAAACGCCAACGCCTATCGAGCGAGCGCATTTGAGATGGAAGCCAAACTCAACCAGGACAATCCGAACTACTTGAAAGAACGTAAATGGGGTGCATGGTTCCGCTATTACGGTAAGATATGAAAATCCCGTCCTACTCTCACGAGCAAAACGGAATGACAGTAGTTCGCTTATTTGATAAGAGACACAAGGATAGGAATAATTGACAAATAACGATAAGATGAAGAATAACATTATTACCCAAAGCATACCTGGGGGATTTTCAGTAATAGCGAGTAGCTTTATTATGCAGTCATTGGAACATATGATACCGTGGCTGATAGTGACATTTTCAGTCGTTGTATGCGATTTGATGTTCGGGATAAGGAAATGCCTGCTATTGGGTGAAGAAGTACGCTTTTCCGGTGCCGTGCGCCGTACTATGGGTAAAATGGTGACATACTTTGCCTTTGTTTGTATGGTGGTGATGATAAACATTGCTTCCGGCAATAAATGGAATATTGATGTGTATTCATGCTTGTTTGTTTGCTTCATAGAGTTCTGCTCTATCATAAGTAATATCTTGAAGCCAAAGGGATATAATTTCAATTTACTGAAAGCGTTGGGATTATTCGGAAAGAAAGTGCTCGATGTCGAGAAAGAAGATATGAATGAAATAATAACTAAAGATAAGGAGTAACAAAATGAAAAAGAAACTGATTATCGCAGCGATTGTTATCGCTATCATCGTGGGAGTTATGCTTTACATGCACTACACTCCGTTTTGGGTGAACCTGACTACTGTTGTATCATTCGGTGTCGGTGTTGTTGCCGGATGGGTGGCTCGTTTAGTTTATGACAAATATTTTAGAAAGGAGAAATAACATGAGATACTTTACAATTGCAGAACTGGTTAAAAGCGAAACGGCTGATAAGAAAGCTATAGATAACAGATTGCCGCAAGAACTGCTTCCCAATGCACAAGCGTTGGTTGACAATGTCCTCGACCCGTTAAGAGAGGCTTACGGCAAACCTATCACAGTGACAAGCGGATACCGTTGCCCTGCTCTTAATAAAGCAGTAGGCGGCTCTAAAACGAGCGACCACATGAACGGGTGTGCTGCCGATATTGTCGGTACTCCAAATACCCCGAAAGAGAACAAAAGATTGTTCAACCTTATACAAGAATTGAAACTTCCCTTTGACCAAGTCATTGATGAGAAAAACTTCTCATGGGTACACGTCAGCCACCGAAGAGAAGGCAACAGAAACCAAGTATTGAAACTCTAAAAAGTAAACATCATGGCAGCAGAAGTTTTATCATTTCAACAAGAAGAAGGCAAAACAGCGTATTACGCAACGTTTGTCAGTGACGGTAATCCCGTTACCATACAGATAAAGAACAAGGGCGGAATGGTGACTGTATTTGCCAATATCGAGGGCATGAATCCTATCCCGCTTTCCCCAAATGCCAATCAAGCCTTAGGTCCTTCCAATGTGATATTTCGTCTTATTGGCATAGCGGCAGGTATGGAAATTACAATAAGAAGTGCTACGAAAGTGTCAGAAGCCAAAATGATTAAAGAGGGATAGCCTTATGAAACCAATCACTATCCCTCACATCAGCATTCCTATAATCGGCATTCCCGTAATCAGCATACTTACCATAGGGTTTCCCGGTGCTGGCGGAAATAAGCCGCATCCATTTCCTGACGAAGGGTATTTATTATTAGCCAATGACGCTCCATTGTTGTTGACTAATGAAGAGCCGATATTGCTTACAAGTAAAAATAAATAGTAGTATGGAAGAGAAAATAGAAAAAGGACAACAAATTGGACAACTCCCCAAAAGAGACGTTTTGACGGGTAATGAGCAGTTTCCCTTTCAAGAAGACAGAGAAAACGGTTCTATCACCCCTAACGCCCTAAAGAGTTTCATTAGTTCCGGAAAAGGTGGATATATGAGCTATATAACCGAGTATAATGTTTCCATTCATCATCCTTCATCTGGAATTGATAGTGGCAATAAATATACATTAGAAGGTGCTATTGTTCAAGTTCCGGAAGATATAAGAACAGCCGGGTTAAAAGTGTCATTCTTGAACAATAGCGGACTTGTGGAGACGTGGGAATTTGCAGGTGGAGCATTTGAAAATATCGAGAACTGGAAATCAAATGAAGATAAATTGACCGATATCCGAGATGAAGCCATCGACAAAATAAAGGATGCGGAAAGTGATGCAATTTCAAATTTCAGTTCCCAGCGTGTTACTCCTGATATGCTGTCCGAATCAACCAAGCAGTTTATTAACGCAAGTGGCGGCGGTACAATAAATAATCTTGCGGACGACGAGGACCTTGTGTCTGTAGACAAAGGGGAAAGTTTAAGTGTTTTAAAATTTGCCGACCGTGCTTATAATCCTGACAGATTCAGCGGCAAGGGGTATAAGATATTGCGTAGGAATATTGTTGGTAGAAAGAATATTCTTACCCAGGAAATGATAAATCAGCCTGATACTATATATGAAATCAGGTATGATTTTGATTTGGATGGCGCTGAGATAAGCATTCCTGAAGGGTGTATTCTAAAATTTAATGGTGGGCGTTTTTTAAATGCGTTGAATATCAAAGGGGATGTAGAAAACAAATACTTAATGCCGGAATGGTTTGGCGCGTCCAACGACGGTAAAACAGACAGCTCTGATGCATTTAATGCAATCGTGCGGATATGTCGCAGTATAAGATGTTCCAATAAGAAGACTTATCTGTTTACCAAAGACATAGATGCAAAGATTTTGAATGAATTGTCGATTGACATGAATATGTCTTCTTTCATAGATTTCCATATTGTCATAAACATGAATGATGGAATAAATGATTGGAGATCGGCATACTCTTCTATCGGGCTTTCAATCAAAGAAGGATTTATCATGTCTAAAGGCAGCGATACGAAATACCGTAATTGGCAAATTCCTGTCATAATCAGTGGGGTTCCTGTACATTTGGATAATATGAATATAAGGCGGGTTCCTTATATACTGGCATTGGCTGATAGATATATTGATGTCATGCGTTGGCATAATGTCATTTATTATTCATGGGAGGATACCTATTCAGATGTAACATACCGGCTTGATGCTATAAATGTGGTGTTAAGGGATGGTACTATATCCAAAATGAATGAAGGACAGGAATTAGCGGGAGATGCTTGGATATTTAACTCGGTAAATGAATTCAGAGGGTATAATGAAAAAAAGACTTTTGATTATAAGTTAGGTACATTCAGAGGAGGACTGTATACTAACTTTATTAATTGTATCCAAAGCAATATAACATTAACTCAAAAAATCAAAGCTAATTTTACCGGCTGTCATTGGGAAATCAGCGGAGTTACAATTGAAGGTAGTGGAGGTCTCATTCAAGCCAACTTTATAGGCTGCTATTTTTATATGAATAGCAGGATATTAAGTGAAAATCAAGGTGTAACATATATTGGTTGTTATTTTAGAGGGTTATGGAATAAAGCCGGAGATATGACAATGCCTGAGTTTTTGAATAATACTGATATTGTGGATATGAATTGCGTGTTTTTCAACTGTAGGATAGGGGGGACATTGGTTGATACAAATTGGTACAAAGCCTGTTATTATAATTATAATAGAACGACTTCATTAGGAATGCGTCAGTATGTTATGGACGCTTTTAACAGAGGAAATATTGAATTAAGGGATATCGGTAATATTATTAATAATAGGGGAAATGGAAGTTATAAATATACAATATATCTGTTGTGTGGAGAAAATATACCTATTGCCAAACGTGTTCTTAATATAGATATTACTGATAGTGATAAAGAGAAAACGCCATATTTCTATATAAACCCAGGTAAGAACTATGGGTTTGAGGTATACAGAGAGTCACCTAACGGGAAAAAAGAAGTTGTTGTTGGATTCAGTTCGGTTAATGACGTTGAAACCTTATCGTTTCAGGATTTTTCAGACTGTGCATTAATCGGTGAACATGATTCTACCTGGTCAAGTATGAAGACATCGGTATTGCTGTGGAAACCAGTAAAGGACGACATACCGGACAAAACTTTATACCCGCATTTTTTTTACAATCAGGGAGTCTTGATGTCAACGAATGGGAATTTAAAAAGTCCGTTTCTTGATTTTTTCGCAATTCCATGTTTAAATGTAGGAGTTACTTCACAACGTCCTGGCAATGCAGATAATGGTTTTCAATTTTTTGATGTGACCCTGCGTAAACCTATATGGTGGAACGGTTCTTCATGGGTAGATGCCAATGGAGCTACGGTATAGTGTTTTACTAATGATTTATGGTATGAAAAATAACATCTTAGGTGCGGTGGTCTATCTATCCACCGCCATAGTATTCGGTGGCAGCACTGCACTGCTGATGCTCTTTATCAAGGAGAACAGCGACCGTTGCCACTACTATAACGGCAAGTGGAACAAAATAGACTTGCTGTGTGGAGCTGTCGCAATATGTGCGGGTATGGTTGTAAATCATTATTTGTTGAGGTCATGAAAAAACTACCCTGGCTATTAGTTGTATTGCTGGCAATCGCTTGTGTGGCGGCTTGGTTCCGCCCGCTCAAGCCTTTGCCGGCAGAAATACGTACCGAAACAAAGATACAGACGGTTGTCAAACTTGATACAGTTCTTATCTCCGCACCGATAGCGGTCTTTTGGCAGATATTGCTGAATGACACAGTACGTATAGGGGATACCTTGCTTCATCGCAAACGGGTTGTGTATGAAGATAGCTTGTACCGTGCGGTGGTGAGCGGATATGTAGACCCACGGCTGGATAGCATAAAGGTGTTCCCAAAGACCGTTTATCAAGTGGTAACGAATGACATCTATCATCCGGTTCCCATCAAACCGAAGAAGAAGCGTTGGGGATTAGGGTTGCAGGCTGGATATGGGTATCCGGGCGGCATGTACGTAGGCGCAGGAATAAGTTATAATCTATTTGTATGGTAAGAAAGAAATTAACGATGTAGAAGTTGGCTTGTAGCTGACACTCTTTCGGGGCTTAGAGTATAAAGAAAGCCCCCAACGTTCAAATAATTATTGCCACATAAAAATTTGAAAAAAGCATAAGACACCGCACGTTGGAGGCTTTAATATCTTCAACACGGTATCTTATGCTTTGTTCGTATATAATCAAATATTTTATGTGGCAGGGCAAAGATAAATATAAAATTCAGAAAAACTATGTGTAAGTCAGAAATCTTTGCCGAAACAATTAATCTCGTGGCGCAGGAGACCGAAATACCCGCCAGCCGAATACTATCTTCGGATAAGGATACGGAAACCGTAGACGCCCGCTATTTGCTTGTACAGTTGCTTGTCGAAAGGGGAATGTATCCTTCACAGATAGCTCCTAAAATCCACAAGACCAAACGCGCGATAAACTACATGATTTCCAATTTCCAAGAACGTATGGAAGGCGGGAAAATGTTGAGAATATATTGGGAAAACATTAGGAAAGCGTTGGGAAACAACTGATTTCATGGCAGTATCGGTATTTATACTTTTGTGATGCGGTTGATTTTGACCGTAATACAAAATATAAATCTCTATGGAAAGAACGTATGTCTTCAACCAAGACGGGAACAACGGAAATGGTGGCGGAAGCAAATTCGACATCATGGCTATGTTGCCCAACTTGATGGGAAGCAAGGGTGTAGACCCCGGACTTCTCGCTTTACTGAACCAGGGACGTGGCAGCCAAGACCAATGGGGCGGCTCGTGGTGGTTCATCTGGATTATCCTTTTGTGGTTCTGTTGGGGCGGCAACGGCTTTGGCAACCGCTTTGGCAATGGTGGCGGTCTGCCTGCTGAGCTTAACGGTGATGTCGGTCGTGAATACCTGATGTCAGCCATTCAGGGCAATGGCAATGCCATCAACCAGCTTGCTTCTTCTTTGAACTGCTCTACCCAACAGTTGCAGAGCGCCCTGTGCAACATCCAGGGACTTATCGCCAATGTAGGAAATCAGGTGGGCATGTCAAGCCAGCAAATCATCAACGCATTCCAGTCCGGAAATCAGGCTGTTCTTACTCAGATTGCAGACTGCTGCTGCAAGACTCAGAACGCCATTACCACAATGGGCTATGAGAACCAGCTTGCAATGTGCAATCAGACCAACGCGCTTGTCAACACAGCCAATCAGAATGCCCTTTCATTGCGTGACGGTGCGACCGCCAATACCAATGCTATCCTTGCAAAGCTGGACGCCATGCAGAACCAGGCATTGCAGGACAAGATTGCGGCTCTTACAGCAGAAAAAGCCACTTTGACTGCTGAAATCTCCCAACGTAACCAGAATGCTACTATCCTGAATTCAGTAGGACAACAGATTGCTCCTTTGGCGGCAGGCTTGCAGGCATTGCAGTCCGATGTCGATGGAATAAAATGCAAGATGCCTAACACCGTTCCGGTTGTTTACCCTAATATTCAAGCCATCAACACAGACTGTTTCCGTGCTGCGGCTTTCGGTGCTTACGCCGGTGATGCAATGTATGGACGTGGCGGTTGTGGTTGTAACAACTACTGGGGTTAATTCCGGTAAGAAAGGGGGTAATTATGTGGCCTAACTTTTTTACAGGATTTCCTTTCTTGTTCCCTACTATTGGAAGGGCTAATTTCAATACCCTTCCTACGGTAGCCGTAACGGTCGGCACGGAGAACGTGACTTTGGAACTTCCTAACCATGCGTTCCGTAACAGAAGCTATGTAGGCGGTTTCTATGTCAGTCTCCGCCAGGCAATACCTGCCGGCACGACTGCTACACTCCCGATACTGATAGGGACTAATGGGGATACAAGACCGTTGCTGGCTTACAACAATGAGCCGGTGACTGTCGGCAACCTTGCCGGAACGGGTATCTACGAAATTCACTATAACAAGTACACCAACGAACTGTTCCTTGTTAACGGTGGGTATCGTCCGACAACCGCATCGGCACCGACTCCGACAGCAGAAGCAACCGCTCAAAAGAGCAAGTAGTTAACATGGGGCTTTGTGGTTGTTTCCAAAATGGAAATAGCCACACCCCTTTAAAATCAAACCAATATGTTTCAATCACTTCGTACCAATAACCAGTTGTATATACTTCATAAGGATGCTAACCCGTTTATCGAATACGGTCCGGTAGTCAGCGTTTCCGCTCCCAAGCCGAAATATCCTATGGCATCCCCTATGGGACAGTTACCCCAAATGGAAATGGTTGTGGATGTCGTTGTCTGTATCAACGGGCAGAACACGACTTTCCAAAATCTACCTGCCGGCATGGATATAGCCGACTTCGGACAGAACGGCAATATCGTAGTGTCATGCTCTCGTGATGCGATGAACAACGAGGTCGCTTCTATGAAGCAGAAAAGCATAGACATTATCAATAGCATGGACTTCCACAATTCCGTCATTGCGGGATGTGACAAGATGCTGACGCTCTTGAACCCCGAATTTGCAGAGAAACAACGTCAGGAGCAGGAAATATCATCTCTGAAAGGGCAAATGGCGGAAATGAGCAAGAACATGTCCGACCTTATGGAATTGAACAAACGGCTTATGGAACAGCTCGGAGTTGCTGAAACATCTAAAACAAAGAAATAATATGGGAATGTGGGAAATATTGGAAGAAGGACGCGGAGAATATGACCGTGACTTCGGTATGAGAGGCGGTAATCCTATGGAAGAAGCCTATAGAGAGGGTTGCCGTCATGGTTACGAGAAAGCCATGCGTGAAATGCAGGGCGGTGAAATGGGCTATCGTAACAGCGGTGGTTCACGCGGTGGAAGCTATAGCGGCGGCTCAGATATGGGCGAACGCCGTATGCCGGGTTACTTCCCGGAATATCCGGTTTACAACGAACGCCGCGATTCACAGCCTTACGGTGATGATATGGGCGAACGCAGACGCAGACGCGCCAACGGAGAGTTCATGTAATGGAGAGGGGATTATTCCCCTCTTTTGCCAATCACTTAAAATCAGGAAAATATGAAACAAAGATTAGATACATACGACAGAATACCGCCTGCAATGGCTGATTATCTCAGCCAGTACGGATGGCATTTCAGCAAGAAGATGTGCCTATGGGCTGTTTCCCGCATGAAGATGGAAAACAAATCTACGGGCAAGGAGGAAAAACTTGAACCAATCAGCAAAGAGCAGGTAGAGGAACTTCTTAAAAAGTACAGTATAAACCTGGAGAAGGATGCGGGGTACGACAGCGTTTACGTGGCAAACATGGCGAAGTCGGATTACTACAAAAGTTCTATCACTGACGAAGCCCATCTCGCATTGTTCATTAAGGATTACATAGATGATGTGGACGCTTACAATGGAATGCCTTTCACGCGGTTCTATGCCGACTGCATAGGCTCCGGCAATCCTATCATGTGGGAACAGATGATGTAGCCTATGATAATACAGGAATTTTACATACCGGATTATGATTGGGAAGTCCGTGTATATTATGCGGTGGACTGCTATTATACCGACCGCATCATCGCCGACCTTCAGCGGGTAGGATGCAGGGGGATGGATTTGGTGAATGCCTATAAGAACATGCGCTCCTGCAATCTGAATACGGGTATCACTTACTCCAATATCCGAAACAGGCAGACCGTAATGGTTATAGCCCTTACCTCTTCCCCGGCAGAGTTTCAAAACTCTTTCGACCATGAAAAGGGGCATCTATGTCGGCATATCTCACGGGCGTTCGGCATCGACCCATATGGAGAAGAGGCGCAGTACCTTAGCGGATATGTGGGACAGAAGATGTTCCCGGTAGCGAAGAAATTTTTGTGTGAACATTGTAGACGTAGCTTATGTGGAAAATAGTACAAGCCATTTTATCAGGCAAATCACGGGAAGAAGTATATAACATGCTTTCTCCCGAACAGAAAGAGACGCTGAACAGCCTTGCCATAGCAAATGGTATAAACCGCCAACAACGTAGAAAACTTGAACGTGATGCGAAAAAGGGATTACATAGATGAACTGCTTGAATTGGCGGACAATGTCCTTTACATGGACTATTGCCGCCTTTTCCAAGTTATCCAATGGAACGTTTAGAACGCTTTGAACGGGTTCTCCATTGGGTTATACCGCTTGCTGTTTTGGTGAGGGTATTAGCTTGGTGTCTCTAATTCTTTTACTTTTTGTAGGGCACAGCACAATACATATATGGTGCTCATGTTCGATTTGACAAAATCTGTATTCCCGTCATCTACGTATTGCACATAATCAAAAGCCAGTTCAATAAGCTCTTCCCGTAATTCTTCGGGAGATATGCAGTCTTTGAATAATTCGTCTATTGCGCTAAGGTCGTATTTCTTCTTAGCGGGTGTTGTATTTCTTTCCATGATGAATATTTGTTTAGTCTTTTATTTAAAATGTAATTCGTTGTAAATCAGCCAAACTATAATTTTGTAGTTTGGGAACGAATTGAATAAAGCTTGCCCACCTCGTTTATAAAGCGAGCAAAGCTTGATGTTATTTGTTTTTACGTTCCTCTTCGAGCATTTCCTCTACATAGGAAACTTCATCGAGGTTAAAATCAAGGATATTTCTTACGTCCTTGTGTATTTGGATAAGTTTGTCTCTATTGTCACTGAACTTATCCATTGCCCTAATATCCCTGATTATGCGTTGGATAAATTCGCAAACCAATGTAATACCAATAGCCATTCCGTCAGCCGTATATTGCTCTACTGCCTTATCCATAGCCTTATCCGCAAAACTCATTGGAACCATATTGCCGTTTTCATCTTGCTTATAAGTAGCAATTTCTTTTCCGAAACATTCCTTAAAAGCATCGGATAAAGAAAAACTTGCATGAGTTTTCAAACAAGAAATCATGTACTGTAAATCGGCACAGGTAGTTTCTTGCACAATATCCCTCCAATCATCTTGCACCATTTCACCAAGAGCTGTATGATGTCTCAAATCATCTTCGGTTAGGTTTAAAGTTCTTATGCTGCCGTCCTCATTGTAATCTGATTCTTCACCTCCATATTCGTTGATAGATTCAATCCTTTTTGAACAAGCATAAAATTTCCACTTCCCTTCGTATTCAGAAAAGTATTTATTGAGGGTATCATCCCATTCATGAAGCCTTGATAAAGAGCGATAAAACCACAGTTCCCATAAACAACTCTGATAAAACCGTTCAGCAAAGTCTCTATTTTCTTCCTTGGTATCTTCAAATGTTTTTGGAGCAAATAATATCTTTACTATATCGAGTTCGTTAATAACTTTATTAAAATAGATAGCTAAGGTACAATCTTCTTCTACCCTGCACATAATGTCATAAAACGGAGTTCTTGCATCTCTTTTCATAATTATGCTCCTATTAATGTTTTAAACTTATTCAAGAAATATACTTGTCCTCTCCCGGTCACATAACATGTATGTTTTATGAATATGGGACTATCACCTGACACTATGGGTCTTTCCCTTACAAAGAACAATCCCATTTCGATAGCCCGCTGTGTGGGCATATAGTCATTTATGTATTTATCCTTCGACTTGCTGTATCTTTGCTTTCTGATAAGGTATTTGTTCTCTACCATCCAGTCGTAAAGCCTTATTTCTCCGATGTTATATCCGTTTTGGGTAATGAGTTTTGCGAGGTCTCCTACAAGAATGTTTGTAGCTGAGCCAGTCACGCAGTCTTTGAATATTACAGCTGGTTTTGTTTCCTCTATGATAGCCTGTTTTTCCTCTTCTTTCTTCTTTACTTCTAAAGAAAGCATTTGGTTCTTCTCGTATTGGTCCGCCCATGCCCGCGCAGACTCTGCCGGATTATTGAAATTTGGAAGTTGGGGTTGGAGAGAATAGCTCCCGGTATTAATTACTGACGGGACAACATCATCAAATATCCAACTCTCAAACTCATCAGCTTTCGGCATTTGGCTTTTGGCGGTTAGCCGGTAGATGTTACCTTCGCTGATAAACTTCATTTGCTGTGTTCTTCCCATTGAATCTATGACGTCGTGAATCACGACGCCCTGTGATTTACAGTGTCTTGCGATAGCGTCACGCGTATTTGAATACTGCAAAGAGGTTGCAATATCCATTCCGCAAAACCAAGCCTTTTCATTTTTTATAAACATGCGAACTTTACCGAATAGAGGGTGTTCGTAAACCATAATTTCGCTCGTTTCGTGAGCAGACGTACCCAATACAGCAATGTTTGTGCCGTTTAAGTAATTTCCATTTAACTGTGCCATAGATTTATTGAACTTTATTGGCATTATAGGGCTGGTAGCCTGCCCATATCCGGCTTTTCGGATAGGGCAAAGAAAAAGGCTGCCCTGTCCCATTGTTCAACCTATCCAAAGGCAGATATAGCATTAACTATACCTATGGGGGTGGCAGCCACTATATTGTAGCGTCAAACTCGCAAGCATAAAAAATGCCCGCTTATGGCAGGCTTCCGCTTGCCTTTGGATAAAAGTTGAACGCTGCAAATATACCTCTAATTTCTATAACACCAAATAAAAAACTTAATATTTTACTTTTCTACCCCATATCATCGCGTTATACAGCGAAGTAGCATACATCTTAATCTCTTCCTTGCTCTCAAGGAAATCAACCTTAGAGGCTGCTATCATAGCCTCTGTATAAATCTCTTTGTTTAAAATATTATTCTCTTTCATGTTATCTGCATTTAACTTTTGTAAGTCCATACTTAGCCAGCCTTAGATATATCGTCCTTACACTTGTCTCTGATTATTCTGTCTGCTCTTCTCATTGGTTCAATATATTATACTAAATTTATGATACCACTTGTCCGCATGGCTGAACCATCCTATAATGAATGATTTACCGAAGAGGGTTACTTTGTATAGTTTACTCATGCGTTTCTTTGTTCTTTAATTTATCAAGGAACTTGCTATCTCCCGAATAATTCACACCGATAGCCTTTTTACTTTCAACAATCTGTTCCAAAAGGGTTATAGCTTCCTTTTTCACTTCTTCTACTTCATTATAACCGCAGGCTTTATCAACCAACTGTTCCATAGTCGATTTAGGCTTGGAAAGAGCCTCATTCAACTTTCCCAATCGCCAGTAGCAGTAATCAATTGTGGCAATGTGCTCTAATTTACTCATGGTTGTTTTCTTTCAACAAATTCGGGTTGTCGTGAATATTACTAACGACTGTCATAGCATGCCATTCGCCTAAAGGTCTCATGCCGACTTTTTTTCAAAATCGAATTGTAATGCGAATGTAGCAAGTTCTTTGTTCCACAATACAAGAGCTATTCATTGTCCGCATACAAGTATGTCTCCTTCGTAGATTTCCTTTCCATCCTTGTCGAATAACCGGTAAACTGCCTCAATTTCTCTATCGGTATAGGTATCTCATGCGCACCATCAGTTATCATATCGACAAGTTTTTCGCCCCATAGCCTATTTGTATAACAACCATCTATCCATGCGCCTTTGAAAAAGTTGTATGGGTAGATGGCTTTTGCTCTGAATTTTATTTCACGTTTCATAATCAATATCTTTTTCCGTGTTTGTTTTCTCTCAATTCATTGTACCTCATCTTCTGATTGATATGCCATATAAGGTCTATGTCCAAATGTTTAGCAAGCCCGAAAATAGCAAATAGCATGCCGTTTAATTGCCCTTCTAATGGACAGTCGTATTCATACTCATATCTGATGGGAATTGTGGATATAGCGTATATACTTTCTGTAAAGGTCTCATCATTGCAACTTTCCTCTGCCCCGTACAACATTTCTTCCGTAAAGTCCTCAATGTCTATCTTACGCAATCCGCACAAATCAAGCAGGCGGATTACAGCATCAGCGAGTTCTTCCTCTATGCTTCCCTTGATAGTTTCATTGTATGCAACTTCGAAACCTATCTCCTTGGGAGTGCCTGGAACCAGCCCCTGGCAAATACGGCTATTGGCTATCTTCTTATTATACCAATCAACATTGGCCCGTTTCCCTTTTCTATCCGCTTCCACGGCTTCCATAAGCTCGGATATTACAAGGCAAAGGCAATGTTCGTTACTCAATTCTTCATCGTGGAAACCGTGGTCGCAAGCGGTTTTATAGGCGCGGTCGCGCAGTTCATTTAAATCCATATTTATTCTGTTTTGAGCCATACGGCAGACGTCCAACCGCCGTATGGCAATATTTATTTCTTCATTAACCCAATGCGCTCTTTCAAAGTAAGAAGGTAGTAGTGCATCTGTACTTTTTGAACCTCCATTAAAGTGACCTGATTTTCACCAGCTATTTCAACAGCATCTTTTCGGCCAAGAAACAGGGCTAACTTATTATGTTTGTCCATCAACTCATTATATTCGATATACATACGGTCAAGAGGAGTATCAGCTACCTTGTATGCCTTTTCAAATACATCTTTAGGCGACCAACTTTCATATCCATCTTCATAACGAACATGATAACCCTCATCGTCAAAATTTTCGGTTGACGGCTTTTCTCTGAGGAGATGTTTTCCCCACGCATCACCTCTTGTCATAGACTCGGCTTCAATCTGTTTTGTTCCAATATACTTTTTCATATCAATATGGATTTTACAAAGCCCGTCCAAGGCTATTTAATTTATTTCTCTTGTCGTAATTACTCATACGGGGGCATTTCCCGTCACACCGCATGTTCACATGCACATTGTTTGCTACACCCGATATGAATGACTTTTTGTAGCA